AAAAAGAATTATTATTCACATTTAATTTAAAAGAAAATGAAATTTAAAGCATTTTTAGCCACAAAAGGCATTACAGATGAATCGTTCAAAACTATGGACGTATCGGAGCAAGCAAAGCTTCACATGGAGTTTTTAGACTCTTTAGACTCGGTTTCAAGTAAAGAGTTTGAAGATATTAAAACACAATTAAAAACGTTAGAAACTAACGGCGCAACTGCTGAACAATTAAAAAGCATCGAAGCGCAATTAAAAGAGTTGAAAGACGCTAGTGTAACTAATTCAGTAGAAGAAGTTAAGTCTATGCGTGAGCAAATTAAAGAGCAAATTTTAGCGAATACTGATGAGTTCGGAAAATTAAAAACTGAAAAATCAGCTTCTTTTGGCTTAGTTATTAAAGCACCAGCGGATATGTTGATTTCGACTAACACGACCGGTCGTGTTGCTCGTCAAGACAGAGAAGTAGGAACAAATAGAATTGTTAGACGTAGACCTTTTGTGTTAGATAACGTAACTGTATCTCCAACAAACGGAAACACTCTTTATTGGGTTGACCAAGTTAATCCTGATGGGACTCCAGCAATGACAGCAGAGGGAGCTACAAAAGCTCAAATCGATTGGGATTATATTGAGCGTTCAACTCCAGTTAGAAAAATTACCGCATTTACTAAAGTTTCAAAAGAAATGTTAGACGATATTGATGGTTTTGCATCTGATATTGAAGCTGAATTAACTGAAAGAATTTTACTTATTGCAGATGGTCAAGCGTTGACAGGAGATGGAACAGGTCAAAACATTGTAGGTATTTCAGTAAATGCAACTCCTTTTGCTGGTGGTGCTTTAGCGAATGCTGTTGCAGATGCTAACGATATTGACGTGTTAAGAGCTGGTGTAGCTCAAGTGTATCGTCAAGAGTTTGTTCCAAATAAAATTTTCATTCACCCTGACAAAGCGGCTTTAATGGATTTACAAAAAGGAACAGACGGACACTATTTATTAGCTCCTTTCGTTACTGCTGATGGTATGAATGTAAGAGGTGTAATGGTAGAAACAAATACAGGTGTTGGAGCTGATGACTTTTATGTAGGAGACTTCACTAAGTACAAATTTAAAGTTCGTGAAAACATCTCTATTCAAATTGGATATGATGGTAACGACTGGACTAAAAATATGGTAACTCCTTTAGCCGAAATGCGTGGAGCTGGTTATATTTCAAGTACTAACTATGGAGCAATCGTAAAAGGCACTTTTACAGTAGCTAAAGCATTACTTGACCCAGATGTAGCTGATTCTTAATATTAACTTAAAAATAGATAAATAATGGCACAAGAAAAAATAGTAGGCTTTTACGCTGAAAATGTGACTGAAATAGAAATTAACGGCAAGAAATACGAAGTAAATAAGTATGAAGCCGAAGATTTAAAAAAGAAATTAGCTAAAAACAAAAAAAAGTAACACATGTACTTAATCGATAAAACATATTTTAGAAATAAACTGCAAATCAATGGTTTGTATGACGGTAACAACGGGCTTGAAAAAAAGTTAGATGAATACATTTCTATTTATGTTATCGATTTTTTACAGAAGTTATTGGGAGTTGATTTTGAAGAACTAAATACCAACATAGTAAGCGGAGTACTCGAACCGACTGCTCCGCAACGTTGGTTAGATTTGATAAACGGTAAAACCTATACAAAAGATGGTAAAGACTATGTTTGGAAGGGTTTACTTTATCAAAATGGAAGTGTAAAATTATCAATTTTAGCAAACGTAGTATATTGTAGTTTGATGCACGATTTAGCAACAGGTAACGGACAAATATCAGTCGATGTTAAGTCAAGCCGTATGTTAGTCCCTCGCAAAAATTATATTGAAGTTTGGAATGAAATAGCTAATCAATTTAATCAAAGTGTAGATTTACAGCCTAAAATATCATTTATTAGAGGTGTGAAATTTACTGATTATTATGGCGGTTTATCCGATAATGGATATAGAACGTTGACCGACTTTTTAATTGATTTTGAAGAGGAGTATCCAAATGTTAATATTTGCTTAGGCTACGAAATTATAAACTCATTTGATTTATGTTAATATCTGGAATATTAAAAGATGCATTTAACGGACTTCAACTAACTTTTAAGAATTACAATCTTTATAAAGAGTTTGAAGATGTAACGCAAGATGTTCAATTTGGTTTCGGTAATGAAAATGAATTAGCGAGGTTTATTGAAAAACGTAGTAATATGCAAAATTTTCCTTTGATTTGGTACGTTAAGCCTAATTATTCACGTGATACATCGCTTATTGAAAAATTCAGAGTTAATGCAAAGTTTGTGCTAATGATGTCAACAGATGCTAAGTATTACAATGATGAGCGTTCATTAATCAACTACGAAAACGTTTTAGAACCATTAGCTGTTGAGTTTTATAAGAGAATAAAGAAACACAAGCTTATTAGTTTAGTTTCTGAAAATTCAAATGAATACGATGAAACGCAATATGGTTTAGATATTTATCGAGCAGAACAAGGGCAAACAAAATCGGCTACAAAATTATATGTTGATGCTAAAATTATAGAAATTGAGTTATTGGTAAGAAAAAATTGCGGGGCAAATGTAAGAAATGTTGAACCGCCAATAGAGCCTCCTGCATTTGTTTGTGAAAACGGGAATAAGTATATTGAAATAAATAATCAATTTACAAATCCATTTACACCAGCATTAACAACAGATATAAGAGTTGAAACAAATGAAAACATCATATCTTATTGGTTAGATAATGAAAATTACACAACTGGATTAGGTGGATTAGGTGTTTTTATATGTACAGATAGATTTGAAATAGGAAGTATATTAAGGTCTTCAACAACAAACATACAAATAGGTAGTTTGTTTGATGGTAAATATTTAGCAAATCAGAGTGGATTTAGTGGAAGCGGAACTATAAACGGAAATCCATATAATTATAGGTATAACCCTTATAGAAGCACACCTTATGGTATAAACAACCCAATAACAAATCCACCAGCTCCTTTTATTTTTAGACAAGATACAGTTGAGCCTGTTATTATTAAAGTAGAAAATGGAGTTGTTACAGAAATTACAGAGTTACCAATGACAGGATTTGCATACGAAGGATAATTTTTAATATATAACAAATGGAAGACAAAAAAGAAGAGGTTATAAAACAACCAAAAAAAGAGGTAAAAAAGCCGAATTATATTTTTACTTTGCCATATCCAACAGCAAAGAAATCTTATAAAATAGGCGACAAAATTTACCTTGACAACGAAAAAACAATAGAATTTTTAACAGTTAAAAAAATAATTAAAAAATGGCAAATTTAGTAGATTTATTGAATGTAGGGCGATGCTCAACATCACAAATATTAGGAACTGCTACAGACTTTTGTAAATTAGATATCGACAGATTAAAAGAGGTTTGGCGCATGCCTTACAACTTTAAATTTGATGCAAATTTTGAATTTACATTAGCGAACTTACAAGCTTTACAAGAAGAAGGTAAGTTAATTAAAGTTTCTACATTTAAAACGTCTTCTGATAGTACAGAAGAAAACAGCGTTAACACTTATGCTGGTGGTAAAAAATCCTTAATGGATAAAATGCCTAAGCAAATTGACGCTACATTAGAGAATGGTATTCAAGGGTATCAAGCAATTTTATCTTTAGAAAAAGCTGGAATGCATAGTTTCTTGTTAATTGATGAAAATAACACTATTTTCATGGCTAAAGGGAAAGACGGCTTAGCAAGAGGTTTAAATTCTGAGTTTTTCCAAGTAATGGATTATAAAATGCGTGGCGACCAACCAGCTGGATTTAACATTCAATTCCAATTAAACAGAGCGCAATTCGATAACGATTTACAAGGTTTAAGAAGTGAGGATTATAACTTTGATATTGACGATGTTGTTGGTATTACTGACTTAGATTTAATTGTTACAGCTCCTGCAAATTCTGGAACTACAATGGATTTTTCAGTATTAAGAAACACTGATAGACATTCATTTAATCAAGAAGGTTTAGAATCAATGACAGGTTGGGTAGTTAAAGTTGATGGAGTTGTTGCAACAGGAGCGGTTACGGCTGTTACAGGAGGTTACAGATATACAATTACTTCTCCAGTAGCTTTTAATACGGGCGATGTAGTTACTATCGAATTGCCGATTGAGTTTTTAAATGATACTCCTTACAGAGCTTTTGTAAAATCGGTCGTAGTAATCTAATTTTTTACTATATTTGTAACAAGTATAATTGAGTTAATTAAGTTAAAATCTCTTACGGGTATTCCGTAGGAGGTTTTTTTGTTTAATAGTATGGGAACAATATCACAAGATGAGTATATGAATAGGTTAAAATTAGCCATTACCACTCTACCAAATGCAGTAGAGCGTATATTTATGGAAAATAAAGCCGAAATATTAGATTTGAATAGAGAAACGCAGTTAAACGAAAAAGGTATTGATAGCAAAGGAATGAAGCTAAAAGAATATGCTTATTTCACTATTCAGATTAAGCAATTAATCGGACAGCCTACAAACAGAACAACGCTTTTTTATAGCGGTAAGTTTTACGAAGGGTTTACGTATAAATATGACAGAAACACATATACTTTACAGATTTATTCTACCGATAGTAAAACACCAATGTTAGAAGAAAAATACGGACAGGATATATTTGGATTAACACAAGATAATACGAATTATTTACAAATAAAAATACTAAAACCAAAATTAGACGCATGGATTTTATCAAAGATTTAGTAAAAAGAAAGCCAGAATATTACCTACAAGCTAAGGAGATGCTTTTATGGAACTATTTGCAGTACCTTGAAACAAACGATTTAAGATACTTTTCAGACTATCACAATAAAAAAAACGTAAAAGAACCAAGAATAGACTTATTAGAGCAGTCAATGACCGCTATTTATGGTGAAATATTGGAAATTACAAAACGTTTTGAAGTATTGGAAAAGTTCAGAAAAACTCATAAAATACTAAAAAATAAGGTAAAATATAATGCTGTAATGGATTTGATAAAGTCTATTTACGAGTTTGATAATAATTTA